TAGATCGTGGGGGAGGGGGGGCAAGCAGGGGAAGAAATGATTGATGCAGTGGGTTGCTGAGAGAAAATGAAGATAAAATAGAGGGTCCACCCTTGATGACATGAAGCCAGATATTCTTAAGGGACACTAACTGTAAATGAGAGAAGTAATTAAAATAATTGGTTTTTTATAATCTATACAACAAAAATCAAGAGAACTTTAAGACGATTGATTGATTTATATATAGTTTGATGGAGGACAAAGAGACAATCATTGGTCGGGGGATTTGATAGATGCTCCTTATTTCTTGGGATTTTGGGAAATTCGAGCAAACTGATCCAGTTGATAACCAGGAGATTGACTGAGCCATTGCCAACTCTGACATTTAATCTTGTCTTTTAGTCCCTTGAGTTTAGGATCATAGAATGTGAATTTCCTTGATGGTCTAGTAAAGATGGACTCTTCTTTAAGATGTTTATCGTCAGGTTCCCTGAAGTGTAACATGTGAGCTAAACCAACAGATCTGCAAATCCTCTGGATCGCAACATGATTTAATAAATCTTGTGTCCTATACAGTCTAAAATGATAGGTTGATCTCGCAGGTGGGACAACCCCCAGATAGGGAGAAAAGAACCACAACCCATTCTCACATTGTATCCATAACAAGCATCCTTCTTTCAAGAAGTGAGGTATCCAAGAATTCCATCTGGCTAGGGGAAGAACAGACAGTATCAGAAAGAGATAGGAGGATAATATATCTGACAGCTCTCTTAGAGTAAATTGCTTTACCACAAATCTTGCTACATCTTTCTCCTCATATTTGGTATTTGCCTTGTGTATAGAGGTTACAAACTTATGGATACAAGATGAGTAGATAGGTCTGAGATCCCCATCCTTGGATTCCCCGATATCAAAGTATTCCTGTTTCAACCATGGATACTGACCAACTAGGTGAAAGATTAGATCTTGGTAATGGAGGTGAGGCATTAAGTTGGATGTAATCTGTATGTAGGTAGATTTTTGTAGCTCTTGCAGTTGACCTTGTTGTCTATTTAAGTTGTTGAGACTTTTATTCAGCATCAGTTCAGCATCTCTGCTTAGACCAACATTTAGGGTCGGATTACCATCTGCCAGAGTAATAATATTTAATGGAAGGATTTTAGGAGCTAACTTGTTTCTTGCACCAACAAGATAAAATTCATTGTTGGATCGGAGAGAGAATTGACTTCTTACTACAACTACAGAGTCATAATAAGTCAACAATATAACCAGAGCCTGATGTAGGACAGACCTTCTGTGAGTATGAATCTTAAAGATACCATGAACGGAATTCACAATTAGGCTAATATCCATATAGGCTTTGAACAAAGCTAAAACATTCCCACTATGGTGCAGAGAGGGGTCTTCCGCATCTCCTGTAACCAAGATGAAATCACCTCCAAATCTGTCCAGAATTTGATGTCCGAAATCCGGGCTTGTTATATCTGTTGGATAATCATTGACCTCCCTTAGGCCCACAACTTTCTTCTGACAAGAAATTGGAAGATCTGCAATGTCTGGGATATTTTGAATTGGGTCCATTTGTGTTACATAATCTTGATCAGTTACTAATGTATTGAATACAATTGTTTTCGAATCATCTCTAAGAGCGAGTGTTCTGGTGAATCCACCTGTTCCATCAGCTAAACAGAGGCATTTTGTCAAGGCACAGCTTCCTAGTAAGGGCAAAACACTTGATAGCTTATAAGCCCCTGATGTGGGCAATGGAGCTGGTCGGAAAAAGAAAGTTCTATAATCTCTATGTCCTAATTCCGGATGCAGTACGTCCCCCTCTGAATAAAAAGATACTTGCAGCCTTGTGTTCACAACACCCGACTTAACAATGGGGCCAGTAACTAGAGGCATTGGGAGTGGATTTGGATCAAATATTGTAGCAACTGTGAGTACCTCTATGGATCTAGATTTAATTACGTCTTCCAATTTACAAAGATAATCCAGAGACTCAGAGCTGATTCCAGATATTCGGGTAGGGCTCCCCCAAAAGTCTAATTGGTGAACATAGGGACCTTCCAAACTCCTAAGTTTCAAATCTAGCATGTCCTTAGAGAGGTACGAAAGATGGGATTTATGAACTTCATGTTCCTTATATAACCACCCTAGGATTTCTATGACCCTGTAAGGGTGCAGGTTAAAAGACACAGCCGGGGGTGCAATCAGGTGAGGTACTTTTCCTTTTATGAAATTCCTATCGTAAAGGATATTCTGAAGGATCAATGTAATGGAAGTCTTTAGTATAAGTGCAACATTTGAATTTGTTAAACCCTCAGAGGTTTGTGGGCTCATAGCTCTAAGAAAATGTAATAGAGGGGTTGGGAAGACATTGCAGAAACAGAGATTTGTTAAATTCTCCCATGAGGAGAGAGGGGAAGCTTTGACAACATTTATCACTCTATTGATATGCCATTCCGGATCAATGATTTTAGTTGGGGTGAAGAAAATAGCTAGAAGTAAGAGGCTGATCACAAGACATAGCTCTACAATATTACAAGAGAGAGCCCAGTTGATGGTTATTCCGTTAGTTACCAATCTCGAGTCAGATCCAGAGACCCATGACCATGGATCAAGCAAGTTTATGCACTCGTAGGCCAATAAAGTATTGAAGCGAGATTCTGTAGAAATCACATTGAGATCTTCCCGTGAACAGATAGGATATTTTAGAATTCTTTTTATATAAGGCATGATTTTGTCAGATGGGAAAAATAAGAAAGGAGATTGGGGGTTTCGTAACAATCTGATAGGCTGTTGAATAGGGGGATAGGTGATTGGATTTTCATCAAGATCCTGTATGGAAGAGGGATTCCTAATATGGATGTGAAATAGTTTTGTCTCTGGATAATTGATACCTTCTGTAAGCAGTCCCTCGCCAATTACACTTCCAAACATCACTAAAGGCCCTTGGAACATGACATTCTTATTTTTACTTCCTTTATTCAAACATACAAGAGGGACAGTGTTGAATTGTAATTTGGTACCTTGATTCGGTAAAACAGGACTGATTCCCCCATTGTCTAGTCTATCATTTCGTAAGCGATGTTGATATGATCCCGAAACCTGATCTACCTGTGGAGTCAACAGTTCATACGGTAAGTCTGTAACACTCCAAACTAACCCCCTTGATAACTGAGCAAGTGAAGAATCCTTAGTGAATGCCCAGGATTCCAGTCCTGCAACCATGAGAGCTCTTTGTAACAGAGAAGGGGTTCTGGCTTGGATTTTTGTTGATAAGGAGTTGACTTTATTTTTAGTGATAGATCCTCTATAAGGTCTTGTGGTTCCAATTGCAAGAGAATTTCCTGCAACATCTTTAGGGGTGTTCAGTCTAACTGATATGAACCCCAGGTCTGCATGTGGAGAATCCTGGCATTCTGTAATAGATGTCATGACCTCTAGATGGAAGACCTCATGAGGAGGGGCACTATCTACACCTTCAATTATTTTACCCCAACCCATGTTCCTTAAAAAGGTGGAATGTTCAACCAAAGAGTTGAAGTGAGGCAATGAATACCTGCCTACCTCAGCAAAGACTTGTCGTAATACTGACTTAAAATGATTCAACTCAGACATCTCTAACAGTGCATAAAGATCTCTATCTCCCTCTCTTAAGTAGACTCTAGCCATTGTTGGGGTCTTTTGGAGCCTTCCAATTACTTGTTGAGCTCTGTATTGTGGAGTTGCCTGAAGTAGAAGAGAGATTACACGTGGATGAAGTACAGGATTTGAGGTTAAAAAATCTTCCATAGATTGATTTGCATTCTCATGAATGATGTTTAGGAATTCTTTTATGTAAGGCTGGTTAACACGATCACTGTTGGAAAGAAATTCTAACATCGTAGTTCTCCTTGCCTCTGCAGGAGTGGGTGTAGACTCCAGGATAATTGCCTCAGGGTTCATAAAAAGTAGAGAATAATTCTTATACTCGGAGAGGAATGGACTGGATACACGGGTTATTATCCTATTAACAGTTGCATCTGCTGACTTTGAAAATAATTTTAAGGACGCAAGATCAAATGATAATTGGTCTGGGGCTCCCTTTATCAAGACCGATGGGTACAGAACAACTGGATATCCTCCCAAAGTCCTCGGAGTCAAACATAGTCCTAACAAAACCTCGGTAGGCTGTAGCTGATTTGGGGGTGATAGAACAAGAGGGACATGAAGTTTCTTCTTTTGGTCTTTTGCAGAAGCAACTGTGAAGGTTCTATTTCGATCTAACGATTGATAAAATGAGTTCTTTTGGAGATAGGGTCTTCTAATATTGCATTGGAATAGACCTACTAATTCAAATAAGTAAACAAAAAACAGAGTCTGTGTAAAGTTATCAGCAGCCACTGCAGAGTACAGGTTTGCAGCTAAGGAGGACAAACTGGACTCTATGGTGGGATAGTCCTCGTTGCAACATCGGAACATTCTGCATGATTTTTTCCACGATGTGGTGAGAGAAACACCTCCTTTGATAGGATACTTTCCATATAAATAAAAGTCTTTGGAAATCCAAGTTTCCTCCAACTTGAGAGGAGGACCTATTAGTGACAGTTTATCCTTTAATGACTGAAGGAAATCATTAACTTGAGAGAGGGCATATTCTTCCGGGGTATTAGAATCGAAAGTTAGAAGTAGCATTTGATTGTCCCCCTGTCCCATGATAGACATATTGAAAATATATTTTTCCGCAACTAGCCTGATCAACATAACTGTCCACAGAGTCCATCCTTTTTGTCTGAGACCTTCGATTCCCCCAAGATGATGTCGCCAACATCCAATATCTGTTTTGAACCCATCATCAACTATTGTTGGGAGATAAGAACCGTCTATAAGGTACAAAAAGGAATTGTAGAACATTTCATGTGTCCTGGTAAAACAATTTTCCAAACCAAACATCGTATCTATAGTGTGGTAAAATGGCTGTGTGTCTGGGGCTCTCATATTGGTGTTCCACTTGGAAAAATCCAAACTCACCATAAATTTGTTTTTTCGTTCTGTATTGAATGCATGCCTCTTTTTCTCCAAAACTAACTCGTCATCCGTCATGGTTATTTCAGGGAAATACGGAAATAGATGCTCAGCCAAGAGTTTTTCTGTGATAACTACATATGATCGTTTCACTAAGGTCAGTAATCCAAACAGCCTTGCCTTTAGCTTTCCTTCTCTCTCTTTTTCGTGTACCCCAACACAAATCTCTTCAGGAGGAAACCCTGAGGTATCTATATTCTTCAGAAATTCTTGGGGGTCTGAAATGTCAGAGGAGAGGAAATTAAGCAATAAGGATCTTGCTAGTGAATTCCCGATACTCTTGTTTCTATAGATCTCGTTAAGGAGATCTGGGAAACCTAAGGAGATGGATTTATCATCAATAAATTCAATAAGATCAAATTTAGGATCAACAGGGAATACCTCTTTGAATTCTACCAAGGAGAGATGAGATCTCCTATATTGTCTGGATTTAGAAGGAAATTGTAATTTCTTCTCATAATGGACTCGAATGATGTTATGTCTTGGTAATTTCGATACATCTAATTCCGGCCACTCCTTATGTCTATTTAAATATCTTTTTATGAACTCTTCCTTAAACTTGTTGTTAATCTCCTGAGCTTGGTGTGATAGGTACAATCTTGGTGTTGTTCCCAATTCTTTGAGGGCTATTGTCCCAAGTAATGGATCCAGAGTTGGGTGACCCCATATGCGATATAGCCCATACAGTTGGGTGAAGGCGTTTAGATTTCGTTCAAAAACTGAATCTAACAGTTGTTCTCTAACTCTAAGTTGAGGATGTAAATTTAGATCTGAGGCTTTTTTCTCTAAATCTTTAACAATTTCATGCCGGAATTTAGAATCTTTCCACGAGCCTCCTTCATAGTTCCCTACTAATCGGGAAGTACAGGAAGATTCTAAAGTATAAATTAGATCATATCCTTGATTTCCTGCTAAAGTTAGCATTTCATCTCCTTCCTTAAGAAATAAACTTAATTCGGAAGGGGTGGGCATATCTGTATTATGGGTTTGATCAGCTAAGAAGGATTGGAGAATTATACTAAACCGCTCAGCAGCGAGATCTGACAATATGGTTAGGTGATCTCGGGAGACCAATATGGAGTTCTGAGATGTCTGGATTGACATTAAATTCTCCCCAATTATGATATCAAGCCCAGGTCGTCTAAAGAGAATAAGCCCTTTATCTGCTCTTGACCACCAGGATCCCTGACTAGAGTTATCATTTCCACTCATGACAACTGCTTCCTCCCAGAAACATTTTCTCAGATAAAGATTAATTAAGTCCTTATTTTTCATCAGAGGAGATATATCAATTTTAGTAGCTGATGCCCCTAGCTCTTTGAGAACCCCTTCAACTTCTACTTGGTATAGTTGAGAAGCCAAGTGCAATGCTTGTCTAAATTCTAATAAAGGAAGGCTAGAGACTGGTACATTAAACACATTTAGGAAAAAACCCTGAACTTTTGATAGATCAAATAGATTGGGGGGTGTTATCTGAAGTTGTCTCTGCATCTCCAAGTACTCTCGTCGAATGGGGTTATTGGGATGTATGAATTGACCGGGTGCAGGTACTAATAAGGCTTTTCTGGCATTGTTGAGGGTGAGAGGGGTGTCACAATGAGTTGATAAAGGGGGACGTTTTTTACGGACATTATCACTTTGTAATTCATCCATGGTGATTTAATGAAACTAAGATTTGACTGAGGAGCTGAGATGGAAAAGGTATGATCTTTTTTAATAGCAGGAATAATACACTGTTCTCATGTATTGGTTTGATAGGTAGTTTGGTGACTTAACCGAAAAATAGAAGAAGGAAAATGTTTAAAGATTAACTAAGAATAAATAACTGTCTATTTCATTACTATATCACAACCAATAAGTCTAAAGTTCATCCCTTCTCTAATTGGAATCACTATAAAGAAATCTTAGATTAAATATAAATAAAGACACTGGTATAAACTAATAACTAGGGAAGGATTTTTCTATCCCTTTAAAATATATTTAGAGATCTGGTTATTATGCAGAGTGATAAGAGATCACAGGGGTCAGTTTCATTAATATCACATCATCTGGAGCAAATTCAGTACAAATGATTCTTTTGCATCTTGTGACATCAACCACATCCCAGAATGGAATTATGATCTTCTTTAATTTCCCAATCATAAAGTTTTCAGCACTGGCTGTGATGGTAGGTTTGACAAAACAGATAATGTATAAGAAGGGATTGTATAGATCCCTTGAGTGAATCAAACAAGTGTCTGTAATCAAAGATTTAAGGTCTTCAAGCTCTAGATGTGAATTGATCAGAGTTTCAATATGCCTCATAGTGTCTAAAGTGAGATCCATTTTGGCAGTCAAGGACGATCTGTATAAGTTTCATTGGTTTTTTATAAGAGGAGTCGGTTGGGGCCAGATGGAGCCCAAATGAATGATGGCTGTACTGATCTGTTAGGGCCTGAAGGGACTTTGTGAGTCATGATCGCTTGATGGAGAGAGCCACCTGGAGTCCAATCTCTTGTGGAAGCTGTGGTAGCTTAGACACCCCATGGTTTCCCCCTAACCTTGACAAATTCTTTTCTTGAGGTTTCCCTCAGATGCAACCTCTCCTCTAACGATGCCTCCCCTTTCTCAATTATATGTCTGAACAATTTTAAGATTGAGGGGATCAAAAGTGCTACTAATATTCCAGTAGCTATGGACACTCCACCATGTATCAAAAGCCCAATCCAAGGATTTACTGTATTTGATTGTTCATCAGAGGTAATTCCCTGAGTTTGGTATCTTTGAAATTCCTCTGTTGATCCAAACAACTCTACATTCGTGTACATACTTTTGACCATCTTTGCTTCAACCTGTTGTACAACCTCCAAGTGATCCATTGTGATTTCAGGGAGAAGAATTTGACCTGTCAGAGGGACAATAGAAGAACCATTTACCCCAGGTAGCCAAGAGGAACTTAGTGAGAAATGAGTCGGAATAGGAGACTTGAATAAGATCCCTGTGACGGGTTCTGCCCAAACCACCTCCTTGGATGGTTCCCTTTGGCACTTATACATTCCATGAACAATAACAATGGGAAACACCAGATTGACCTTAGTAATGGATTTTTCCGTTCTTTGAATTGAATAAGATCCATGATGAACACCACCTATAGAGTGGATAGAGCCGGTGACATAATGGGCAATTTTCATAGCAAGATTGGGTGGACTGAGATTCTGCCACTTAGAAAACTGAATATCACAAATGCTCTTCTGTAATAATCCAAAATTCTTATTGATCTGTCGGATGATGAAATTCTGCTCATATCTAAATTGAGCATAATCATAACTGGATTTTAGACTGAGAGGGAACTCAAATTCTTGATCATGTCTCTTGTGTCTTGGGGATGAGTGATAATTTATAAATTGGTTATATCTGAAAGATGTTTGATCCGGAAACTCCATAATTGATCTTCTTTCACGACCCGGATGCTGAGGGGTAGGATCCCAAGGGCCTCGCCAGTTCGCATTACCTATGTCGATGGAGAGGAGATAGCCTCCCATGCTCTGCACAATATCATATGTCTTATCTCCAAATGAGCATTTCGTCTCAGTGGATTCAAGTGATACAGAGAACTGCAAATTCAAGGAGGGAAGGGACACTAAGATGAAGTTTGACCGAGATTTTGACAGAACCCCTGCTCTCACATCATATATCTTAAGAGGGCAGCTAGATTCTCCCCCAAATCTTCGAATAACTAGATACCTCATCTGATCTCCCCACAAGTTGTCCAACTCATGAACCCAGGATCCTCTAGGAGTCTTTATAGACCCATCAGGATTTCTTATGATCCGAACTTTCTTTACATATCTCATATAAAAGCTCCCAGGATATTCATTTCTGCACCAGTAACAATAATATCTCAAGTTGTAAGGGACATGATCAATCTCTTGAACTTCATCATTGCTCAAAGCCCAATATCCATTCCGGGCACTACCCGATGGGATATCCTTTAGAGGTACTGAGGATTTAGATACAATGGATCCTTTGTAATTGCCCCAGAAGTTCCAGGAGCAAGTGGTGTCAATTCTCTCTTGCCATAAAAGGAGTCCCCACTCAGCTTGAGATTCTTGATCAACCTTCCACAAAGTAACAGTGGTGGGATACTGCTCATCTCTAGTATCTAGAATACTAGAGCAGTCTGGGGCCACAGGGAATTGAGTATAGGTAAGGGAACTGTTCTCATAAAAAATATAAAAGTCCGATAGGGGATGATTGTGAGTAGAGTTGTTAGTCAAAATGCCATTAGGATAGGAGAGAGGATTGGAGCAGGTTACAGCCCGGAGGCTTAGGATAAATATGATCGTTGATAAACTTAAGAAAACCATAATGAGCCAATGCTTGATGTATAATTGTTTAATTAGTATTTTTTAATATCTCTAATTGATAGGTCTTATATTCTGCCTGTTGGTTTTTTATGATCTAAAAGTAATTGGTGGGGGCTGTCAAGTGTCTACTTGGAGAGTTCTTGGGGCTTGTTTGGTTGTGTGAGTTGTGGGAGGGGTTGGGTTGTGGATGTCGGTTTTGGGGAGAGTTGTTGGGGTGGGGATGTCCTGGGGGCCCTCAGGGGGACAGAAGGTGTATGCAGGTGGTTGAGGCTGTGCAGTTGTTGCTGATCCCATTCATCTGAGGATCCATCTTCATATGTGGGTGGAGGAGAAGGAGCGGTTGGAGACCACATGTCACGACTTTGAGAGTGAAGAATTGCCCTGACACGAGACCCCTTTGGACCTTTGTTCTTGAGAATGAGTTTCTCGAATGTCTTTTCATGTGTATACTGGGGTTTTAATTGTTTGACCCCCATATAGTTCAACATTTTCTTCTCTTTCTCGTTGAGCATCTCCAATTTGTGGAATCCATGGTCACGCAAGCTGTATCTCTGGTGCTGTGCGAAGGTTTTCAAGGTTATTTTGAATCCTAGGGTTATCACAATGAGATTCTGATTAGGAGACATGATCTCCCAGGATCTAGATCCTGTGAGCTGTCTTGGCTCTGCTTCTGAGTTGATGCAGGATCCATCTGAGAATCCGAGGAAAGTTATGATTGATGTCATCATATGACAAGTTCCATTTGGATCAACTCGAGGGTTTATGGATGCCAATATGTTATCCTTGATGGATTTCCAAAAGTACTCAAGACACCCTGACCACGATGAGTCAGAGTGAAAGAGTTCTATTGCCCAAGCTAAGGAAAGGGCATTCACTATAATGGTGATAGCGGAGATGTGGATTTTACCCTCAATAGCTAAATTGAGATCATAAGAGAGCATGAAAGGATGATAGACAGTAGCCTTTTCAGGAATAGGCTGAGTCTTTGGAGTTCTCCTAGGGTTCAACTTCTTCAATGATAGGCTCCGTGCAATCCGTTCAAGAGCACTCATTGTTCGAGCTCAAAAAGTTCGGTGATGACACAAGGAACAATGAAATCAAACTTATCTCAATTAACGTATAAGTTTCATTGGTTTTTTATAATAACATGTTAATCATCAAAATGGTTGGTTTTGGTATGTAGATCTTAAATCGTACTTAAATATAATTAATAAAAATGTCATCAAGGATGGAGATATCTTTAGAGTTTGTGAGGGAAGGGAATGTTATCAGGCCTTGACCCATTGATTGGTAAGATCTGGGATGCAGAAGTGGATCTCATTCAGGATATTAAGCTTATCCTGAGGAGAAGAGGTAGAGTAAGTAGCAAGGATCTTCGGATTTGCCTTGACATAATTGATCAGCTCAGACAGGTTCTTATTGAGGGCCGTCGTGAGAGGGCGTGGCTTCCTAATTACTTCCACAAGTTTGGCTATCACAGTGCCATCGGAGTTATTTGCAAGAAAACCAATGTTCCCATTGGGACAGCAAGTCAATACCCCAAATTGGGACTTATATGCACAACCGGGGGTTATGTTTATATGAAGCCCCACTGAAGCATCAGGGGTATGACTGGAGGCTGTAGAGGGGGCCCGGTGATGGTCAGGCTTGACTGGCGGTGTAAGCTGTGTCAACTTGAGGGTTCTCTTATCCAGTTCCGCTGTATAAGCAGTCATACCACTGGCGACGTTATTCCAAGCATGAGAGAGATGCTCTAATGATGATTGGAAAGATTCCTGCTGGGACTGTATCATCTGAGTGATGACCATCAAATCTGCTGATGCGGTAGTAATATCTGAGATGGTGGACTTGGCATTTCTGGCTAATGCAGCGGTATAGGCGGTTATCGCCATTCGTAAGGTAGCAATTAGAGTCTTAGGCCCCAGAAGACAGATGTCTATAAGTTCGTCCAATAATTGGGGCATGTCATCTCCGCTAATGCGGACTAGATGTTTATATTTTCCACTCAGATCTCCTCTGGTGTCTCCGCTCAGGATGCTGATCGCTTTCAAGGTATTGAGAATTCTCTCATCAAGAGGATCCTCTAACTGAGTCCAGTAATTCTTCAGTTCTCCCAATCGTTTTGCCACTTCATCAGAGGGGGAGTGACCGACCTCTGGAGGATTGAAGGCTGGAACCGGTCTTTGTCCAGTCATGTAATCGCCAACCCCAGTCAGAACCTCCCTTGTCAATCCAATTTCAGATAGATCAATGGTGTCAAGAGAGTGGGAAGCCATTATAGAGTAAATCAGTTGATAGTTTCTCTTGAGAGGAGGATACTCACAGTCGCACACTAGAGCGGGATCGGAGGATTGGCACCAGGACTTTGAGAAGAAGGATACTATATGTCTCAATATTCTCTGCATAATTTTCATTGGTTTTTTAATAGAAAATAACAGTAATTGTCTTTTTGGGGATTATTATGGAAATTAGTCTTGGGATAATAGGTAAGTCTTATAAGTCTTCCGGGTTTAGATCTACCATGGGGATAAGGGTACTAGGCCTTGGGTGGTATCTAGAGGGTCCTGCATTCATTGTTCTAACTAGATCAGCGGCTTCATTGGTAAGGGCTTGGACTGTAGCAGTCTGTCCTGTGAGCTTATCAGTGAGAAGCTTGGCAGCGTCCCTATAATAATTGATGGTGTCCCTGTGTTGGATGGCCCAGTTGGCATTCAGGATTCCATCATCTTTCTGAGATCTTATGAGGGATTCCACTAATAATGCAGCAAGTGTGGGATGATTTACTATGGTTAATCTCATAAAGTAAGAATCATCAATGATTCTGGCCCAGGCAACCGTTGGGTCAGGATTTCCCTTTGCTTGATACTTGATGAGGAATTGACTGACTTCACCCCATGACATCTTTGTTAGTGAGGTCAGGGACTCTGTGACCAACCTCTTCCAGCTAATCTGATGGAATAGACAAACTTCAAAAATAACATGTAAAATCCCCATTCCATTCCAAGTGGTGTGGGTGAGAAGGGAAGCCCCAAGACAAGCAACCAGAGAAGGGTTTCTCCGTTCCTCCTCCATGTTGAGCATCACAACCTTTGCAAAGAATGAACTGACTGCCGGGTCATTCTTAGAAATAGCTGTCAGTTTATCAATGCAGCTCTTACTGGGAGGAGCAAAATCAGAGGAGAGGGCGCCGGGGATTAGGGAGGCAATATTTCTCTTGTATTGCTCCTTCAGAAAGGCATTGATCATCTGGGCATTTGACTTGGTTACCTTTCTAAGCATTGTTAGAGCAATGAAGTTCATGACTCTGATGGCATGGAGATGCAAACGGGTGAAGCCGTTAGTAGCATTATTATCTATGAAAATAGTAGTAGCCTTTGCAACAAATTTCTGTAGGGAGCCTGTGGAATACTCAAACAAGAATTGTTTTGTAATCTGAGTTAGAGCGTTGATATCATCCTCTACATGTAGAGCTTTCTCATTCTTGATCCTTTGTTCTCTGTCCTCCTTTGTCTCAAAGACAATTCCAGATGCATCCTTCAGGTCTACTGGAGTATCTTGAATTCCCAAAGTTTTTAGAGCTGCTTGTATTTTTTCTTCCTCATTCATAGCGGCTGATTCTTCATCTTCTCTCAATGTGTAGTCATCATCATCCGGGTGTTGTCCGATAACCAATGGAGTTTCTCCAACAACGGAGAACCCACACTCCTCAGAGGGACTAGCTTGAAATGAGTCATCCCAAATCAAATCAATAGGTGCTTTGGCCTTGTCCTTGAAGATTAGTGATGCCATGGAGAGTACAATTTCTGTGGCTGTGTGTGTATTTGGAACATACCCAGTAGCGTAAAATGTAAGAAATCTGTTGAAGATGGTTTCTTGATGGGCCAGTTGCCATATTTCACCAGGTAACTTCAGATTTAAACTGATCTCCCGACATGTATCAACACTCCAATCTGTTTTTTCTGGCTTGAGAGATCTCCCTGGAATGTCCACGGTCCCTTGGAACTCTGTTTCTCCTGTCCCCAATTCTTCCCATACTGGCTTCATGGTTCCCTGTGTCATGATAAGATCTAAGAAGCCGATATCCGTGAAGTAGTCGTTGTCATCTATAAGAGTTAGGATCATTTATCGTATAATTTTCA